TCGGATCGATTGGTTTTATTTTATATACGCAGTTTGCACAGTTTCCATCTTCGGAAGGAATGTACACCACTAAATCAAAATATTTTTCAATCAACGCAATCCTAGAAGGGTGAATAGCCCACAATTAGACCAACGAACATTTCAAACCGGCACTTGACGACCAAAAAAATTGAATCCAGTAAAAACGAATCACCCAGCACCAACAAAACCGAAGACACATCGAAAATGGACTATTCCAAGATGAAGAATGATGAACTCAGGGCAATCTGTAAGGAACGCAAAATCAAAGGCTATTCTGGAAAGAAAAAGGAGGAACTGATTGAAATGATAAAGCAAAGAGATGCTACGCCAGTTTCAGCACCAAAAATTGAGGCGAAAACTGATGTAAAGGTAATCCCACAAGTAAAAGTAGAGATGAATTGGATTCCATGGTCTGAAAAGTCAAAAGAAATTCCATTCAAATCTACCATAACTGGTGTAGGAGATGGTGAACAAAAGGTATCTATTGAGTTGGACACTCCTTTCCTTGGACAAAATAGTCCATACGACATGATGCCAATCTTGAATGGTATCAAGACAAAATGCGATGTAAAGAAACTGGACGCACAAAATGACTTCAACACTGGAAGAGAAGGAAGGGATGTTCTTCGTCCTATAAAGATGCTCCACACTACATTTCTTGATTCTCTAAATATGTTTGTAAAAAGCGATCGCTTTACTCTTGAGGAAAAGGCGAAACTTGTGCGTGTTGAGGATGTCAGTCCTGATGAAGTTGCAGTAGGAACACTCCTGAAACTTAAAGAAATTTGTGTGATGCTACACTTGAAGAAAAAAACCCTTAGTTCAACACTTCCACAAGTTCCATTCACAGCATACAGTCAAACAAAAGAGATGCCTCTTGACCTTTACTATAGCGTCTGCCAAAAGCTGGGCCTTGCCTTCCCAAATGTGTTCTCTTCCTATATTGATACAATTCTGATTCTCCAAAAGATGGACCACATCTACATCGATGAACCAAGCAAGTTTATGGAAGACCTCCATGCTGTTGTCGGCAAACTCTTTGCAGATATCAGAATGATTCTTGTTGATAAGGACAAGGGCTACATGATACTGCCAGATGCAAGTAGAATTCGGTTCTACCGAATTACCCGTGGAACCCCAAGGTTTCAGGTGGTGTTTTAAGGAGCATTCTCAAAGATTGTGCTTAGGTATTCGGAGAACTTACAGGGCACAGCGTTTCCAAGTTGTCTATACATAGATGAGATAGACCCAACAAACTCAAACGAATCGGGGAATGTTTGGATTCTTGCACATTCACGCACAGTCAATCGTCTCTTTAGGGAGGGGTGGTTATGAATAACAGGTCCTCCACTACCACCACCACGCCCTGTAATCGTCGGAGAAGGTTCTTCCCACTTGAGTTCTCTGTTCCCAAGATAACCAGTGACTGCACACTTATGTTTTGTTCCAATATGCTGGATATCTGTCTTATATTCAATAGGCAGGTCTCCAATTGCATCTTTCAATGTAATTATTTTTTTGGATGGCTCTGGCCATTTCGTATCAAACTTGATGTCTGTTCGGACTCCAATAATAATGACACGCTGTCTCTTTTGAGGAACATCAAACTCCTTAATGTCAAAGAGTTTAAACTTTACAATGTATCCACACTCCTTCAAGTCATTTAGAATTACTTTTAGAACCTTTCCTGTCTTATTTTTCTTATCTTCGTTGGTCGCATATCCTCCCATATTTAGGAGACCCTTCACATTCTCCAAGAGAAAGTATTTTGGTTGTTTCAGTTTCAGAAGGCGTAGAATTTCAAGATATAACTCATTTCTCTTATCTTTTTCATCTCTGTAAGGGTTTGCCATTGAGAATCCCTGACAAGGAAATCCACCAATAAGAATATCACAATCGGGGATTGTTTTTATCTGTTTAATATCACCGCAAGTCGTCTTGGTCTCGAAATTTTTCTCGTAAGTCTTACATGCTTCTTCATCAAAGTCATTAACAAACACATGTGTATACTTCAAATTTTTGTGAAATCCATAGTCAAGTCCCCCACAACCAGCAAATAGGGATGCTACACGTTTTAGTCCAGATATAACAACTATTGGTTCAGCAGTAGGAGGTGTAACGATTTGGTTCTTTGGTTGAGCATCTGTTAGAAGTTTCACGATGTCTTCCTTCTTCTTTCCACTATATCCCTTGATACTCTTCTCCTTACAAATCGCAATCAGTTCCTCACGAGTTTTCTTTGTGTAGTCCATTGTGTTTGACTGCATAATAGTCGTAGTTGTGGTGTCAATTTTTACCGCTCCCTCATTCGTTTTTGACAACGCTTCCTTCACCTTTTGTTCTACAAGTGCTTCAATCGTATTATCCTTTTTACAAGGACGCTTACGATTCTGATGGTCTTCCAGATGACCCTTCTGTGTAAAAGTTTTCTGGCAGGTTTCACAACTATACTTCACCATTTTGTCTTATACTATATACGCACAAAATCTTTAAACCTTTTCACGAAGTTTAACGAAATCGTTGGATCCGGAGGAATCAATTTTTATAAAGTTTGGGAGGTTGTCGGCGAGTCTTCCTGTCCTTCTTCAACCATTCAACATTAAAGGCGTGTATGAAATAGTTCTGGTAGTGCTTCTCCTTGACCTGTTTTATGCTGTGTGCTAATGTCTTCTTGATGTCCTCAAAACTGATAGGCGATTCTTTCTTGATGTAGTGTTTGACCTGATTGAAATACTGCTCTATGGGGTTAGAGCGTGGATAATATGCAACGCTGTAAAGTATCTTATTTCCTGATTCTTCTACTGCTTTCTTTACCTCTGGTGATTTATGGAACATAGCATTATCCATTACGATAAGATGGTCTTGAAATTTGCCCTTGATATTTTTGGTAATAAACTCTGCTAATCGTTCTGAATTTACCGATCCTTGCTCGTAGAGTTCGGTTGCGATAGTTTCTTTATTGGTTATAGCGACCAGCAGAGAATAATGCTTGAAAACTTTACTATCGGTAGTTTTTACATAGCAACGCTTTCCACTATCGCAACGAGCGTATGACGGGTGCAAAGCAGGATACAGGGCAGTTTCATCTAAACAGATAATCCTATTCATAGAATACTTCCTTGCTTCTTGAATGAAAGTGCTTACCTCTTTTTGATGTTCTCTTGGTTTGCCTCTGTATGTAGCAGGTTGATGTATTTTACGAAGACGCTTTCGTGTCTTGTTATTATCTCGCAATAATCTGCCTATATGAACGCTTGTAAGTGAAACATCGGGATACTTCTGTTCCAGTAGTCCCTTCAAATCGGGTATAAAAATATCAGGTTTCTTTTTCAATTCTGCCCTCAGGAATTCAATATGTTCTTTACGCACTTTATAGGCAAGTCTGTTCTTTCTTGTTTTCCTTACAGGAGAACCAGTTTTCTGGTATAAATCAATCCAATCCTGTAATGATGACCTTTTACAATCAAAAACTTCGCAGGTTTCTATTTGATTGTCGGTTCGTAAAGCATACTTCACAGCGGAGAGTTTGTAATCTTCGGTGTGATGTTTTCCCATCTCCTTTTACTTTTAGTGCCGGTTTGAAATGTTCGTTGGTCTAAGGTTGTATAAACGATTTCAATTGTGACTCAAATATAAATATCTTCCTTTTCAAAATTTTTATCAAGTTATTGTTAGAAAATTATAAACTTTAATAACAATGTTACTAAGTACATGGCAAACACTAAATAAAAATAAATCTGATTTTATAGTTCAAGCATCAGTTCAAGACGGAAGTGATTCTTGGACAGATTTTCCAATAGGAATGGGATATCATTGGTACAACAATAAAAACACAAATTTAATAGGAAACCATAATGATACAGTATTATGTGCTATAAATACTAACACAGATATACATAGACCAAGAAATGGTATAACATGTAAGATTATTGTTGAAAATTTAAAAAAGAATGGAATTGAAAATAAACTTATTTCTCCTGATATTTATTTTTCAACTCTATCAAATTATAAATTTATAATTTCTCCAGAAGGAAATGGTATTGATTGTCATAGACATTATGAAGCATTAATGTATGGATGTATTCCAATCGTAGAGCGAAATCCTTTAACTGAACAAAAGTATAATGATTTACCAATTCTTTGGACTACCGATTATTCCGAAATAACAGAACAGTATTTGAATGAAATATATTCACAATTTTTACAAAAAGAATATGATTTTTCTAAGTTATTTTTATCATCGTATCCAATTGATATTAAAAATCAAATAAAACAGAATGAAACTTTTTGGATTAATAATTTAATTAAGCCTCCAAAAATTAAGAATAAAGTTTTACCTTATCTTAAAATATAATGGAACAAATGGGAGGAAAAACACGAAAAATTTCCAAATATGGTTCTCGTGCGAAGGTATGGCATGGAGGTGCTGAGATGACAACTGGTGGTCTTAAAAAAGAAGATTTACATAAAAACCAGTACGGTCGTATTGTGTCTTTAAAGAAACATAAAACGATGAAAAATCGTTAAATGTGAATTTTGTTAACCCCTTCGTAATACAACTCTAAATCTTCAGAAGTACTTCTAAACCAAGGAACTGGCATATAAACTTCCCTATTTGGAGTTAACCAACACCCCCACCAACCTAAACTGCTGTTTGCAGAAATACCACCAATTTCGCATCGGCTCATAACATACAATGTTTCCATAGCAGTAGTTTGTCTTGGTAAAAACACCCAATTATAATGATTTCCAACTATTTCAGGAATGTTTTTATTAGACCATTCTAAATCATCGCTTAAAATTAAAATTTTAACATTCGGATATTTTGAAACTAAATCTTCTACAGTTTTTTTCCAATAATTTGTTTTATCTAAATCGGCATCATAATTTCCAACATAATCAGTTCGTCTTACTTGAAGAAACGCTAAGTTAGAATAATCTAATTCAAAGTCTGGTTTAGGAAGATAATTTTTTAATTGTCGAATTTCATCTTTACTATTTTCAAAATATTTTGGAGTTTGTGCGTAATTACCCAATTTTACAAGAGTAGCATTTGAGTTTCTTATTTCTTGATATTTAAAATGTCCACACAGTATAGTTTCAGAAGTTAAACTTGGATACCACCATTTAACTAATCTAGTAACTCCAGGAAATAAAACCATTGGAGAAGGATCATTTGGAGAATGATAATTTGAAAACATAGTATCTTCTAAAAATACAACTTCTCTTCCTGTTTGTTTTGCATAATCAAAACATGCAGCAATACAAAACAATTGATTTCCAAGCCCTGCACTATTTTCAAATGTGTTTGGTGTTACGTATATATTAGATTTTATAGACATTTTTATTAAAAGGAATATCGCTGTATGTAAACATATAAAGGTTAAAGACAAATGAAATTATCTTAACAATGATACCAAAAAAATTATTTCTTACATGGCACACATTAGATTTTCCTCCTAAAATGAAGGAAAATGTAGAACGTTTGATAAATAATAATCCAGATTTTAGTGTTGAAATTTTTGATGATAATATGTGTCGTGAATTTATAAGAACATATTTTTCACCAGAAGTTCTTCGTGCATTTGATATTCTTATTCCAGGCGCTTATAAAAGCGATTTATGGAGATATTGTGTATTATACATTCACGGAGGTATTTATATGGATATAAAACTTAGATTTTTACAAAATGTAAAATTAAATGAATTTATTCATCAAGAATGGTTTGTAGAAGATAATATTGTTTATTTTCCAGAAGGTGTAAAAGCTGTGTATAATGCATTTATGGTAACGATGCCTGGTAACGATATATTAAGAAACTGTATTATTAAGATTGTTGAAAATGTAAAAGAGAAATATTATGGGTTTATGGATTTATGTCCTACTGGACCGATTCTTTTAGGTCAGTTTTTTCATTCTACAAATCAATTACCTTTAAAAAATAAAGGACGAATTGTTCAAATATTAGGTATTACAATAATTGAAGAATATCCAGAATATGGTGAAGAACATAAGTTGTTTGCAAAAACAAAAAGATATGGAGACTTATGGTACTCTCGACAAATTTACTTGGATGAATCCTTTTAAACGCACACAACTGAATTCAATAAAGAATGACCGAGTATATTGTCGAAGCAAAAACTGTTCAAACAGGTGCTGTAAGAACTTTGAAAGAAGCTTTAAAGTGTATTCTTGTGGAGATGAGTCTGATTTTTGATGAAACTGGAATTCGTATGGTTGCAATGGATAACACGCGTACAGTGTTAGTTCATCTAAGATTATATGCCGATAAATTTGAAAGATATTCTTACAAACATACTTCTCCAAAATTTGTAATTGGTGTAAACACTGATCATCTTTATCGAATTGTTCGAACAGCTACGAATGATGATACTATTACATTCTATGTAGACCATTCTGATCAAAACACTCTAGGAATTCTTCTTGAAGATGGAGAAAAGAAACAAATCACACGATACAAGTTGAATTTACTTGATCGTGATGAGCCAGATATTCAATTACCAGAAGTTGAATTTTCAACCCATATTACTATGCCTTCTCTTGATTTTCAAAAGATTTGTAGAGATATGACGTTACTTGGAGCAAAAACAGTTGAAATTAAAAATGTTGGAGCATCTCTTACATTTGGATGTAAAGGACATTTCGCATCACGAACAACTGTTATGGGAGATTCTGAAAACGAGTTCAGTATTCAAAAGAAAACAACTGATGAGATTGTTACTGGTAACTTTTCATTACCTCATTTAGTATTATTCACTAAATGCACAAACCTTTGTAATAATCTTGAAATCCATATGAAGAATGATTATTTCATGATGATCAGATATGTAGTTGCAAATCTTGGAGAAGTTAAGTTATGTCTCATGCCTTGTTCTACTTAAACAATAATGATTTATATGAAAAAAATGGAAAACATATTTTCGTATATTTATGAAAAAAATATTTGGGGAAATAACAACAGTATTGAATATAATGGTAGTAGTGGAGGTGGTAGTTCTATAGAATACAATATAAATACATATATTCCTTTTTTAAAAAATTTTATTAAAAATAATGATATTAAAACAGTAGTTGATTTAGGTTGTGGCGATTTTAGATGTGGAAAATTAATATATGATGATTTAGATGTGCTATACACTGGTTACGATGTGTATGATAAAGTTATTACAAGTAATACAATCCATAATTCTTTACCAAAATATACGTTTTTTCATTTAGATTTTTTTACCAAAAAAGAAGATATTGTATCTGGAGATTTATGTATTTTAAAAGATGTTATTCAGCATTGGAGTTTAGATAATATTTATAATTTTTTAGATTATTTAGTAAATTCTAAAAAATTTAAATTTATATTAATTGTTAATTGTTGTGGACAGTCTAAAGATAACGAAGATACAAATAATGGAGGTTGGAGACCATTGAGTTCTAAATTTTTACCATTAAAAAAATACAATGCTATAACATTATACAAATATGAAACAAAAGAAGTTTCACTTATAACGGTTTAATATTTTGATACATGTTGAAAAATAATACCTACAATATATCCAATTATAAATTCATTAATATCCACAAAAATATTCACATCTTCTGGGTCAAGCAACTGATAAGATATGAATAATGGAATAATAATTGAATATCTTACTGCGAATATTCCAAAAATAAAATGGAAGAATGAATTTAATCCATCTGTGAAAAGTGGACGTGATTTTGAAGAATCTGTAGTATGATGGAGAAACTTCTCCCATACTTTTTTGATAGCTTCCATTACTTTCTTTAGATTTGTATTTTTTATCCCCATAACGACCATTCAAATTGTTCTCTTAAGTTCATAGACATTCTTGCTAAAAGTTCGAATCCTAAAAAGAAAACTGTTAATGAACTTACTAGCAAGGTAACACCCATACGTGCTTCTGTTGAAACTGGTATTTTTAAAGTTTCTAAAATAATGTCCACAGAAATAGGTGCTGATTTTCCAATTAGTTTACGTTCTAATGATGTACAGATACATGTTCTCAGTATAACATGTTGAAGCCAGGTTACCAATACAATAGAAAATACAAATACTTGAAACCAAAAAACAGGGTAAATTGTGTGAGAAACAACAATCAATACAACTATCATATTAAATACAAAAATATGTAAGACATAAACTATTCTTCCTAATGTCTCATCATTTTCTGCTAACCAGCCATAAAAATATCGCATAAGTTTCTCAAGAAAAAACACTGAAGTTTCCTTCAGCGAAATTCTTTCACTATTATCTTGGTCTTGCTTTGTGTGCTGTGTATGCGACGTCATCTCCAATCTCGAATCCTTGCATATTAGGAGAAATAAAAGACACACCGTTTACTGTACTTGTCGAGTTCCAGATTTTTATAATCGAGAAAGGACCTTTTGGTGATACAGTAATACCTACAAGAGTTTCTTTACGATGAACCAATACATCATTCGCAACACAATGAACCATCATGTCTACAAACGTGTTATGCATCAACGATGAATCTATCTTTTTAGACCAAGCACCGCCGTTTTCATTTTCCTTAGAATCCCAAAGTGGATCATATCCTGCCTTCATGAAGAAGAACATACCCGATTCCCAAGCTTCTTTTGAAATTGAATCAACGACTGTCCAAAACTGTTTAGGATTTCTTACATCTGCAATTTTAATATAACTTTTCAAAGAGTAATCTTTGTTCTCAGGATCATGATACCACAGAATCCAAGTATACTGGAATTGTGTGGTGTCTATATTTGATCCCATTTTATACTACTAATACATCTTTATTTAAAACGGATTCGTTTTTCATAAAATAGGATTTATTTATAGATAATATAAGATGGTTTTATCAGTAGCAGATATTTACTCTGTTCGTTTTGGACCAACGCTTGTATTACCGTTATTTCTCCAAGAAAACATAGCTAAACTTCGTATTTCACCAGCAACTTATAGACCAGTAAGACCTGTTCAACGAAATCAACGTCCTAAACCAAAATCTGTTATAGAGGATAATTGGCGTGAGAGCAAATTGATTGATTTCGTATCTAAGTTAAAGAACACTGATGATCCAGAATATGGCGAAGTTATGGCTAAATTTAATAAATTAGTATTAAAAACATTAGATAAATTTTCAGAAGATATTGTTACTATTATTCAAAAAAGAGATGAACAATTTAGGTTACGAGTAAGTGCTTTGTTATTTGATAAAGCAATTACTCAAAACGCTTTCTCCAGTATTATGGCTGATTTAGCAAAAAAATTGTTTGAAAAAATACCAGAAATAAAAGAAGATTTAGAAATACAAATATCATTATTCCATAAACTTTATAAAACAGATGAAACTATTAGTTACCCAGAAGGAGCAGATGAAGATTTCGATAATAAAGTCAATCTTTGGATGAAGCAGAAAGATAAGAGAAAAGGATTCGCAAAATTCTTAACTCAGCTTTATGTTCGAGAAATGGTTCCAGAAGATACAATCTTGGATTCGTTGAACAATGTAGTGGATGATATTAACGAAGTGGCTAGAAAACCGTTGTCGAATAACACAGAAGAAACTGTAACTCAATACGCAGACTTCTTATTTGAAACGGCAAAACTACTTCCTACGACATCTACTATTTTGAGAAGTACAATTTCAGATTCTATCAAGACTCTCCTAGCAGTAAACAAGTCCGAACTCCCAAGTTTGAACAAACGTTCACAATTCAAGTTGGAAGATACTGTTAAATGCGTTCAATAAAACTAACAACAAACAAATCATAATAACAAATGTCATCGCAGGCAATTCCTTCCGCAAGTGTCCTTCTTCGAGCAGCTCAACTCGCAATCGAAAAAGACCATCCAATTTGTTTAGATTATTACAACGATAGTGTAGAAAAGAAATGTTGTATCGGTGTTCAAGACGCAACCAAATTTTTGGTTAAATCAGATAGCGAATATACTTCTACGATTCAAGGAGTTTTTAAGTGTGAAACTTCTTACATTATTGAAACTGAAAACAGTTTGTATGTTGTATCGGCAGATATTCCAATTAAGAAGATTCTTTCATCTACACCAACTCAGTAAATATAAAGTAATGGAGCTTGCGTACCCCCCACCACACTATCTCTTTTTTGAACCTCTGAATGATGTTGAAACAAGAAGAACGTGGAACGCATATAAAGAAAAACATAAATCTACCTGTGAGTTTTCAGAAATAGATGCTGCTGAGAATAATTCAGTAGATACCTTCGCCCCATGGTTTGATAATTGGATTGCTCAAGTTCCTGCAAAGCAGTCAACGAGAGTTCGTGTTTTGATTATTTTTCACGCTGAGTTTTTGACTTATTCCTGTCAACAGATGCTTAGGCGTTCTCTAGAACAACGGTCTTTTAAATGTAGAGTATGGTTTCATGTTGAAGACCCAACTACAATTCAACCTGCGATTCAAAGTCGATGTATTATAAAACGAATGCCGATTTATCTGCATTCGCCAAGTATTAAAGATTTAAGTGTATAATTCATGATTTATTTTACAATTTAAACAAACTAACGATATATAAATAATTATGGATTTTATAAAATCAGAATATGAAAGTAAAAATGAAGAAAAACAAATTTACTTAAATGATTTAAAAGATATCATACTTAAAAGTAATGTTCTTTTAGAAGGAAATTGTTTTTATCATCATACAACATTACATGAATTTCCTGAATTATATTCAAAACAATTAAATTTATTTTGGTGTGGAAAACAAGCAGTTGAAAATATATGTGAAATTGGATTCAACGCAGGACATTCTACAATGTTAATGTTATTAGGAAGAAATAAAACTCCGTTAAATTTTACTATTTTTGATATAGGGCATCATGCATATACTAAACCTAGTTTTGAGTACATTGTATCAAAGTTTCCACATGTAAATTTTGAATATATTGAAGGAGATTCCACTATTACTATGCCCGAATGGATAAATAATCATAAAGATTTAATGTATAAATATGATGTTGTTCACGTTGATGGTGGTCATAGTGATTATTGTATTGAAAACGATATGAAAAATGCAGATTTACTTGTTAAAAAAGATGGAATTGTTATAATAGATGATACAAATAGCAATATAATAAACAAATATGTAGATGAATACCTATCTACTGGAAATTATATAGAATTAAATTTACTTTCAACGCAAGGATATCCTCATAGAGTTATTAAAAAAGTAAAATGAATCCCGATTTACCTATATTCATCAAGTATTAAACAATTATGAAGGTCGTAGTATTTACTGATGGAGCGTGTTCAAAAAATGGACGCAAAGATTCTCGCGCATCTTACGCGTTCTACTTTCCAGATCATAAGGATTATTCCGATGCACAACTAGTTCCTTCAGAATTTCCACAAACTAACAATCGAGGAGAATTAATGGCGATTAATGAAGCAGTAAAACGAGTTCAAGAAAAATTCCCAGCAAACGAAATTGATCTTCATATTTATACCGATTCTACTTACTCAAGAGATTGTTTAACTGTTTGGTTACCTGGATGGTTACGTAATAATTGGAAGAACTCTAAAGGTGAAGATGTAAAAAATAGGGATTTAATTGAAGATACGTCTATGCGATTTGTTAAATTTAAGTCTTATACAATTTCTTATGTTGCAGCGCATACTGGAAAAGACGACGAATTAAGTAGAAATAATCACATTGTTGATAGGATGGCTGTGAAAGTTTTGAATCCAGAAGAAGATGATAATCCAAAAGTTGTAACAAATACTCAAACAATGTTACCCGATTTTCCGTTACAATTAATGGGACCTCCTCTTTCAGAATCTGTACTTATTGATTGGTGTATGAATAATTTGAATAAATTAGATAAATCGGCATTAGAAAGTGCTTTACTTTCAGCATTAATTAAAACTGGAAAGAAAAACGGATTTAATATCGAAAAACAAAGACTTCATAGAACAACATTATACCGAATAACATCTAGTAATCATTTAATTAGTGAAGGTATAAATATAATAAAAGAAGATGAGTAAAGTAGTAGCATATCACTTTTGGTCTCCAACATGTGCTCCATGTAAGGCTATAAAACCTGCAATCGAGGACCTAAAAGAGGAGTTTCCAGAAGTGGAGTGGGTTTCAGTAAATACACATGATGATAAAGAAGAATATTCCGAAAAATTCAATGTTACCCTTGTCCCTACAATTGTAGTTGTTTCAAAGACCCTTAACGTTGATAGGCACTCTGGAACATCTATGATGGGATACTATAGAATAATTAGAAATGCATTAAAAAATTAAGAAGAAACTGTACTGGTTATTAACTGACCATTTTTGTATAAATCACAAACAAACTGATCTTGATCATCGGGAGCTGTACAGGTTCCGCTGCTTGCGATATTGTTAAAAATAGGAGTTCCTCCTGGACCAACATTAGGTGGTTTAGTACTTGGAGGTGTGTAATTGTTAGAAGATGGAAGTTTTTGAGGTGCTACTTCCATAACTGTAATCCATCCAAGTAGTCCACATACAAATCCAACAATTACCGCTGTAAAAAAAGAATACCATCCACCATAATATCCGCTAAAACAGTTTTTCATGGACATTGCGAGAACTTGAAGTCCTAAAAACAAAAAGAACAACATAGCAGTTCCTACATTTTCACTCGATGGACGACTTCTAGCAAAATCAATTAGAATGTATGCAAAAATAGAAGAAGGTAATACTATTGCTTGTGGTGAAAACATAGAATCAAGATATTCGAATCCTGGTATTGAACATCCTGCACTTCTTACAATATTTGATACATCCAATGAAGTTGAACGTAATATCGCACCAAGTAAATAATTCATAATTACCGATAAAATACCAATAATACTTGCTATAGAGTATTTGAACTCTTGAGATATAGCATCTGAAATAAATCCAAATATAACTAGTATTGCTGGAAAATATTGGAAAAGACTAATAAGATAAGTAGAAACCCAATCTGTTAATGGAGCGAAAGCTGAAACAGAAGCTTTTGCTAGTTCTTCTTCTAATTGAGCTACTCTTTTTCTGAGACTTTCGACATCAGCCATATTATCTTTTTCGTTTATATTTTATTTAAGAATCTTCACATGTGATTTGATTTTGATTATTAGGATTTGAGCATTTTCCAACGCCTACTGCTGGGGCTGATTTTACTACTGATGCTACTGGTTTTTCAGATGATATATGAGAAGGAAATCTATCAGGTGCTATTGCTAATACACCTATCCATCCGGATAATCCTAATAAAAACCCAATTATTGTAGCAAAAAGTAAAGAATATAACCCACCATAATAACTTCTGAAACAATCATTCACAATCATAACTAACACATGTATTGCTAGAAAAATAGCAAATATAATAGCAGTTCCTAAATTTTGATTAGGAGATCTATTTAATCCAAAATCTATAAATAAGTAAGTAAAAATAGAAATAGGTAATACTATACCTTGTGGAGAAATAATAGAATCAAGAAAACTAAATCCAGGAACAGAGCATTCAAGTGGAGTTTGTCCATTAAAATTCAAAAATGATTTAGCAATAAGTCCAATGAAAGAATTCACAATAACAGATAAAATTCCAATTAAACTTGGAATTGAGTATCTAAAATCATTGTTTATGATATCTGCAATGAATCCAAACATAACAAGTGCAGTAGGAAAATGTTTGAAGATTGAAAACAAGTAAGTAAATATCCAGTTTTTTGCAGGTTCTAATACCGATTTTTGTGCATCTGCTAATTGTTTTTCTAATTCAGCGATTCGTTTATTAAGTTGTGCGATCTCATCATTTGATAATATAGGTCCTATTCCTATTCCTGCTTTAGTTTTTTCTCTAGTAACATCTTCTTGCGCACCTTCCCATGCTTCCTGTTCTCTTACCATAGTTTTTGGAACTGTTTTAAACATTTTTTGAATAAATGGTTTTGCAGTCACATCGGAAAGTTTAGGAGCTGTAAATTCAACGTTTTCAGCAGTTTTTAATGGTGTATATGGTTCTTTTTTTACCTCTTGTTGATATTGTCCAGTAGGTCTTTGAAACTTATCTTCCCACCATTGTTTAGTTTTTTGAGTATTGTTTTCAGGAGGAGTATATACAGGTTCCTTTGGTATTTCTACATTAGATGGCTTAGATTTTTCTTTATTTTTAGATACGTATAGAAATAGTTTCACTCTTTTTTTTATACTTTCAATGTCGTTTTTAACATCTCTATAATTTCCTCCTTTTTTCAAAACCCAATGTTTATTATCGATATTACAAAATGTATAATAATCTTCATCACTAAATACATCAAATGCATCTGGGTCTATTTTTCTAACTAAATTATTTGTATTTTCAATAATACGAATAGGTATACCAATTAATTTAGCAATTACTCTAAGTTCATCGTCTGTAGCCCATTCTTTATTTTTTAAAATAAATTCACTATATTCTGAAAGTGTTTTAGTGTTATTATCAATTCCAGTTATTTTACTTGAAATTTCAAGTTGTTTTCTAAAATTATCGTTTTTACTTGCTATTTCATAAATTTTACTAATTAAAACTCGAAAAACTGCAGATAAATTTGGTATTTTTTCTTCAAAAAGGTTTTTATTTTTACGAATATCATATGGATAGTAAAGTTGGGCAATAGAATCAAATAAACAATTTCCATCTGCTCTGTTTTCAAAAAACAAGTCAGAATTGGTACAATCTTCTCCTTCTTCTTCAGGTTGTATAGTTTCTCTAGGATTTGTTATTTCAAAATCTGAATTCCAATATTTTTCTGATAAATCATCATCTATTTTTTCCTGTTCTACTTCAGGTTCTTCTTCAACTTCTGGAGAGTTAAATTCAGAATATTCTTTGGTTAAAATTTCTATTAATTCTGGATCTTGTTCATGTTTAAGAACAAAATCAGCGTTTATTTTTTCACTTAATACAATCAAAGTAAATAAATTTTCTTCACTTATTTTATTATTTTTAAATTCTTCAAATAAAGATAAAAATAATTCCTTTTTTTGTTGCGAAATATTTTTTTCAGATGATGATGTTACTACAAATTCACTAGTCATCATACTAAGTGTTACATGATAATTTCCAGTATGAATTACAGAAATATCATCAGTATTAAAATTCATTTCATCTTCCAACATAACTAATTGATTGAATACATGAACATCTTCATTATGTTTAATAGTAAATGTAGTGTTTTCTAAATCAGGATTTAATTTATTAAATAATTCTTTAAATAATTTTACATCATTTATATTAAAATTTTTTGAATCTGATTGTTTATTAATATTTTTTAGTGTTTCATTCGTTATCCAAACTCCTTTTGGCATAACAATAACATTATCTGCACCTCCTCGTATTTGATTATTTCTAAATTTAGAATAGAATAATCTGTATTGTTTCAACCTTATTTCAATAAGTTTTGACAACCGATCCTTTCTGTCTTCCATATTGATTAATTCTGAGATACAAAATACTGGTAAATTACAAATGAGTATTTATAGCTCTAATTCATCTTGGGGAGGAGCTTGTTCTGGAACAAACCAAAGTCCTATCAATCTTTCTCAATCATTTGCAAAACCATGTGACTTACTATGTGAACTTGTATTTGATGACGCAATGATTCCTTCCGCCAATGTCATTATTTCGGACGAGGGCTTGATTCTTCAAAGCACTTCAGGACTTGGGTCTTGTAAATTTAACGGGGAAGGGTATACTTGTAATCAATTACTCGTCACCCATCCAAGCCATCATACAGTTGAAAACATTCAAGCCGATGCCGAAGTAGTTGCTATTTTCACAAACCCAACTGGTCAGATGTTGTGTGTGAGTTCACTTGTTCGTGTGAACCCAACAGAAACCTCTTCGTCTCATTTTTTCAACTCGTTCATTCCATATGCAAGTCCAAATTCTCAATACACTCCTGTGAATTTAGGCGATAACTGGGGACTTTTTATGATGGTTCCTCCAACCGGATCGTATTTCGTATACGATGGATCATTGGTAATTCCAGGATGCCAGTCTGCTAAATGGGTCGTGTTTAAATCAATGATTAATATGGATGCAAATAACTTCGCATTGTTGACCAAAAATGTATCTCCTGGGTCACGTCCAGTTCAACCACTTGGTGACCGTGAAGTTTTCTTTAACGATGTAGAACAGTTACCTGGTGGACCAATGCCTCATGATAACAAAACGTATATGCGTTGTCGTCGTGTTGCAAAGAAAGGTGAAGTCAAACCAGTTCAAAAAACAGATTTAAGTGGTGAAAAGAAAAAGGCAACTCCTTCTTCTGGAATTGCAAAATGGGCAGGTGATCAGATCGCAGCAAATGGATTTTTAGGATTTTTGGATTTAATTTTATTAATTGCTGCTTTCGGGTTAGGAATTTATTACGGTTGGTTAACAAGTAAGGATTTTACAGGATTAGTAATTGCTTTCAAAGCCCAAGAACTTGCTGCATGGATTCGCGGATTATTTACAAAGAAAAATTTTATTCCGTCAACAAGCTCTAGTCCAACTATAGCTTAGTAACGTCGTTCATCCCAATAAGTCTCATGCTCTGCAGGTTGATTTTCACTTCCCCAAATAGTGAAATCATCTTGTGGTACATTTCTTTGTTCTTCTTCTTCCATTTCATCTATTGTCTTCTCTCTAACAACATGGACTTTCTTATCTACAGTTTTCCATTCATCTACCGGAGGTGAAACTGTAGGTACTTCCTCTTCTTCATAATATGTCTCAGTATTATACGTTCTTTTTTGAAATCTAGGTGTAATAATTTTTACGCTATTTCTTATTTCATAAATTTTCTTACATTCTTCTTCTTCCTTTTGTTCTTCTGTTAATGTTTTCCATTCATTTGCAAGAGTAGCAAATGATCGTTGTCCATTCCAAGTTTTAGGCTTAACAGGTGTATTCCCAAGACTTGGAAAGTTTATATCTGTGTTTTCTAATTGTTTTTTCTTTTCAAGTTCTCTTTTTTCCTCTTCAATTTTTTCTTGATTTTTTCTATTATTGAAAGCTCGATTGTTATTAAAAGATCTGTTGTTATTTCTCTGTCGGTTACCCTCATGTTGAGTTTCTGGTTCAGAACCCTGAACTTTGTTTCTCAAATGAGGTGGAACGTATTTTGATGACATTCTATATACTAACCGATTAATCTATCTCTAAATAAATTCGTTTTCACAAACACAAAACGAATTAAATAATAGCTAGAACATATTCTATCAAAATGGTGTTCGGTGTTTCAATTGCGATTAACGGAACTATTAATGAAATTTCAATTCCTCCTAAGACAACTGATGTATTAGAATGGATTCGAAAAAAGTATAAGAACACAGATATTCAATTTCAAGGTAAGATTCAAGATCCATTGAAAGAAGAGCGATGGTTAAGTATATTTGCTTCTATGTCTGGAGATGAAGAACATGCAAATTCTCACATGCTTCCTGCTCCATTTGATGAAGAAGTTTATACTGGTCCAATTGTTGTTCTTGCTACAAATATCGAACAACAAGACGAATATGATGCACCTGCTTCTTCTTACGTTAATTTAAAACCAGACGATTATGAAACATTGTATTCTGAATGGTCATTTGTAGTGGAAGATGTAGAAGATGATATTGATAATGGTGAAAATGAAGATGAAGAAGATGATGAAATTCCTATGGAAGAGGAAGAAGTAGAAGAAGAGCCAGTTCGTGAAACTGTATATGTTTCTAAACCAATCACTACTCGAACAAAAGATGTATTTGTAGATTGTGCGATTCGTGATAAAGTGATTGAAAATTTCAATGAACTCTTAGAAAGTGAACAACTTTCAAAAGATATTGAAAATGCTATGCTTCATGTTGTAACTGAACAAGCCATTCGTGAAAACATGGATGTAGATTGGAGTAATCGTGTATTTTGGAACATGTATCGTAGTAAAGCTATTTCTATTTATGAAAACATTAAAGGAATGAACAGTTATGTAAAAAATAATGAAAATTGGTTAACAAAGTTAAAGAATGGAGAAATGGACGTTAAAAGCTTTGTAGAGATGTCTGCAGTAGATTTATGTCCTGCTAGATGGAAGGCTGCTCTTGAAAAGATGATTGAAGCCGAGAAGAAACTTTATTCAAAGAACGATTCGGCATCTATCTTTATGTGGTGCTCAGGTTGTAAAAAGAAATCAAAATGTGATTATTATCAAATGCAAACTAGGTCGGCCGACGAGCCTATGACTACTTTCGTAACATGTTTAGAATGTGATAAACGATGGAAATTTTAAAAAGATAGTATAATGGAATGGGTTTATGAGAATCCCTTGAATGCAAAAGAGCATAAAGCTTTTTTGTATTTGAAGAAGAAGCTTAAAAATAAAGTAGTAGCAGAAAATACTGTAAAACTATTAAGTTTGTATATTTTCTTGAAAAACAAACGATTTCGATCAGCAGAATCGGTTCAAAAGAGTGCTTTTTTCGATAAAGCGCACAATATTCCAATTTTTACTAAAAAAACAGCCGAATCGATTTTGAAAAGTTTTAAACAGAAAGGAGGCCAAAGCAATTATCCATTTACAGATTGGGCTGCGAAATATGCTGTTGTAAAAGCTCAAGACTATTTGCCGGATGCAGTAACAACCCCAGCAAATAACATATACGCATTAGCTACTACTCCTCTCCACAACTTGAAAGAAAACATTCCATTAGTTGATTTGGCCATTCAAGCAATTCATTCTTCTACGGAAGTTGGAATAACTACTGCTGAAGATGTAGCCGAAGGTATCGCTGGACCTATTGGTGCAGCAGTTGTTACACCGCTTGTAGCACTAGCTGCAGCCGCTGCTTCAGGAATTGCTATGCTTGAAGATGATTTTGGTCAATCAGTTGTACATGTAGCCAACGCTGTTCCTGTTATGGGATCTGCAATCGCAAAAGGAATTTCTAAGATGGAAGATGCAGCAGAGCATTTGGAAAAGTATCCTCAGTTTGCAGAGTATGTTCCACTCGTAAATACATATTTGAAAGAAAAAACAGGCGGAAACCGGTTTTCAACTTCCAAGCATAGATCACATAAATGGCTGAAGAAGACTCAACGGAGAAAGTTCGCTCCAGTTTGAAAGAGTGGATTTCATTAGATGATCAAGAACGTGAATTAAGAAGACAAATTAAAGAAATTAAAGAAAAGAAAACTAAAAACACAGAAGATATCTTACAATTCATGAGAGATAATCATGTTGATAACTTCTCTCTTGAAGGTTCGGGAGTAGGTAATATTTCAAGATCAGTTAGAACGTCTCGTCCTCCTCTTAGACGTGATTTTATTCGAACACAATTATTACTTCAGTTTGCTGATCAACCACAAAGAGTATCGGAAGTTCTGAGAAGCATCGAAGGAATTCCAGAAGGAGTAGAAGATATGTCGATTGGAGGAACACAAAAAGAACTTCTTGTAAGAAGGATACCAAAGGTAAAAAAGACTATCACAATGTGATTAAGCTCCTAAATTTTTTAATGCTTCTCTTGCTGCAAATTGTTCTGCTTGTTTTTTTGTGTTTGAAGTTCCAATCCCTAAATGGATTCCTTTTTCATCAACTGCTGCTACGGTATAAGAATTTAATGTTGAACTTATGGTTACATAGGACGGGGTATGGTGAAATTTTGATTGATAAAACTTTTGAAATTGTTCTTTGAAGTTTCTATTGTTCATTAAGATTTTTGGAATATCGACATATGTTTCAATTAATGAAACTATAAACGACGAAATGATTTTGAAATCATTCTCGCTATCTATCCATAGTGCGCCAATAAACGCTTCTAAAATATCACCTAATTTTTTAGCATTTATTCTTCCAAAACACACTTCTTCATTGTGTCTTGAAATAATATAAAATTTATCTAATCCTATTTTTTGACTTAAATATCCTAACATTTCGTTACACACAATTTCCTTTTTCAAATCTGTGAGGAATCCCTCATTTTCAGAGGGGAAACGTGTTATTAAATAAGTCGAAACACATGCGCCCAATATCGAATCTCCAAGATGTTCCAATCTTTCATACGAATCGTCGAACAAATCAAGACAATTTTCAGGTAAAGGCGCGAGTTGTGTGTTTTCTCCTGTTGGGTTTGTGTATTCTGATCGCTTTACGTATGATGAGTGTACCATTGCAGTCTGGTACAAATTTACGTCACGAACTTTAAAATTACACTTATGTTTTGTAAGAATCGCTTGTATATCCTGTTTGGTAAACAAGCGATTCTTAGAATTAAAAGGACTATATAACATTTTTACATTTAAGTTTATTGATTATTTAAAGTCCGTTTTTGAATATATTCAATAAAAAACTGTACCTAAATTAATTATGAAGTTTCTTCTTCTGGAACAGTTCTTGAAAACACAAACTCAGTTCCTACAAGTTGTGACTTTCTTACTTCAGAAATATATTTAAAACAATCATCTGTATTTGGAGTAGTTGTAGAAGTAAAGTAATCTTTCAATATAGTTTGTAAATCTTTTTTTGAAAGTGACCAAGGTTTTGAATAAGTTTCTGGTCTTTGAATTTTAATAGTTGAATTATCATCCTCAATTTTCAATTTATCATATCCTGAAAATTGTGGGAGTTTTATGATATCGGCCATTTCCATTTCAATTATTTTACGAGATTCTCGTTTTTCATAAAGCATATTATTCATGATACGAATATCGTCATCTACTGATCTGTATTGTTTAATACAACGTTTCAATTCTTGAATTGATTCTTCCATTTGTGTACCATAAAAATATATATCAGAACATAATCCGTTTTAAATATAAGGATGTACTTCGATGAAAAAGAAGTTGAAAACTTAAGAAAGGTTTATAATGCAGAACACCCGAACGAATCTCCGATTCCAAAAGGAAATATAAAAACTGTATGGTCAAACATACGTAAACGCCTTCATGATATTTGTAAAAAATCAAATGAGTGTGTTGTTCAATCGCTTATTGCAAAACCCCAAGCACCAGATTCTTGGAAAAAAAATACACACGAGTGGCTTTCATCATTAGACATCGATAAAATTGAAAAAGAGTACATGAAAGTATTTTCAAATTATTATTACGTTGGGGCTGTACCGATAGATTTTGATAAACAAACTAACACTGGAACATGTTTAGTTGATTCGCTTTGTTCTTTAGATATCGCATCTCTGTATAAGAAAGGATATACTCAAATTGGAATTGTTTTCAATACCGATGTAAGTACCGGATCGGGTCAGCATTGGATAGCATTGTTTTGCGATATTCGTCCAGACATTGAGTTTCCTCGCATAACCTACTTTGATTCCTACGCTAAGAAACCCGAAAAAGAGATTCAGAGATTGATGAAACGATGGAAAGAACGGTGGGACGCAACTGGAATTCATACAAAACCTATGGAAACAACTTATAACAAAGTGAGACACCAGTATCAAGATTCAGAATGCGGAATGTACTGTGTATACTTTCATTACTGCTGTTTGTTAGGCGTTTCAATGGAAAACCGCATTCCAGACGAAGTTGTTCGGGGATTAAGAGGAATGTTATTTCGTATTGATAGAAAGTAATGGATACAGGAACTTCATTTCCTTGGCTGTATTATACACTTGCAGCAGCACTCATACTTTTTGTAGGATATATGATTTGGAAATCAGTAGAACCATCTGAGTCAAAGGCACTTTCAAAAGCCAAACCGACTTTCACAGCCTATCAGAAAGTTACTAAGTTAGCGCCGTTAGGATGTCCTACGAAATACAGATTATGTGACTATTATATGGCTTCATCGTCGTATTCTGTGTTTCCAGGAGCACAAGTTTACGATTACGTTTCAGACTCTATTCTTCCATTGGTTATTAAAGCAGGTCCAAGATTGGTTGAATTGGATGTTTACTCTGACGATCAAGATAAGCCGGTTGTTGGATTAAAGAATCAAAAACTAGGAGTTGATTACGCTTACAATACAGTTCCATTTGAGGCTTGTTGTGTTTCTATCATAAATAATGCATTTAATTCGATTGTTACACCGGTATCTTCTGACCCATTTATTTTAAGTTTGGTTTTCCATACTGATAAAACTCCTGTGATTAATGCATGTGCCGAAATTTTGAAAACAACATGCAGATCTCATATGTTAGATTCAGAATACAGTTATACTCGTAAGAATTTAGCGGTAGAACCGGTATGTAATCTCCAAAACAAACTAATTATAGTTTCAGGAGATGCTATGAAAGGAACGTTGATGGAAGAATTGGTAAATATGTCTTGGAACACGTCTCATTTAAGAAGATTAACATACACTCAAGCATCGCAAACGCACGATCATGAAGAACTAATTAACTATAATCGCAATCATATTACCATGGTAGTCCCAGATATTAGCGAAGATTTAGTGAATGTGAATCCGCAAATTTTGTTCACGTACGGATGCCAGTGGAACTTAATGAATTATGGATCAGTAGATTCCATGATGGAAATTTACATTGGTGAGTTCCAAGAAAACAGTCTTTTATTAAAACCAGCACCTTTAAGACCATTGAAACCTAAGAAGTATAAAAAACCAACTTTGCCAGACCCGAGTGTTTCTTTTCAACCAATGCAGAAAACAACTCCCATCTACAACGTGGTCATCTAACATAAAATCTAATAGGTAAATATAAAATGGCAAATTTATGGTTATCTCATGTTAAGAAGACAATGAAGACTATGAAGTCTAAG